GTAATATCTGAGACATCGTTTAATTCAATTTTGAAATCTGTCCAAGGTGTTTTGACACCCGGACGTACCTCTAATTCGTCTTTCATTGCTTGACAATAAATTGACCAAGCCATTTTTAAGGCGCCAATAGTTCTATGGTCGTTAGGCAATGTCCAAATTTGATACCTATTTGAACTGCTGGATGCATTAGGCTCTGCTAATTTTACTCTACAGTGGTAGGTCATACCTTGTCTGTACAGTTTTGAATTTGCCTGAGACAATAACTTGTCTACTCTGATTGTATAGCCGGGTGTACTGGCTAAATCAGGTATAATGGGTAACATCCTTTCGGTGGAGCCCGTCATTTGCGGTCTTTTGCTAGTCTTTCGTGTCTTACGGGTCTTCGCCATAACGTAATCCAAGGACTAGTGCTTTATCAATATTACCGTCGTTAGTTAATAATTAATAAGTACAAGTACACTTTTATGACACTACATCTTCCCTCTGTACAATGCCCCGCAAGCAAGTACGACGTAAGAGTTGGTTTGGAACTGACAACTCTTATTCTTTGAAGAAGTCCAGTGCCATTAAGAATGCCCTTGAGGCCTGCCCAAATGTGGTCAGAGCCATAGTTAGTATAGAGAAAGGCAGTAACGCAAAAAAGCGTCACTATCAATTCTATATCGAACTTAAGAATGGGATGACCTTCACAGCAGTACAAAAAAAGTACTTCAGTGGAGATAAAGCCCATCTTGAGAAACGGAAAGGTACGCCATGGGAAGCATGGACGTATTGTTCTGAAAATAAGGATGATGGAACCCATATTAAACAACTAGTGGTCGTAGGCGACCCGCCTGATGAAACATATACGAAAGCCAAATCGGTTTGGCCTGCTATATATGCCCGCATTGAAGAAGGTGCTACAATGTTTGAATTACAACGTGAGTTTCTTAATTCTGTCCCCCGTTATCACCGATTCATAAATGAAGAGTTGCTAAAGCGTGATACTAAAGCGTATAAAAATAGGTATAGACCTCTTCGCGTTGAGTGGTGGTGGGGCCCCCCTCGTACTGGTAAAACACGTGAGGCTATGGCTCTAGTCCCTGAGCCGCGAGATATCCACAGAGTTTCGGATTATAGAAATCCATGGGACTCATATGATGGTCAGGAATACATTTTATTGGATGAATTCCATGGTCAACTGAATCTTGCTCAGATGTTGCAGTTGCTGGATGATTATTATCCTGAATTGCCTTGCCGATATTATAACAAGGTAGGAAAATTCCATACTGTAATCATTGCCAGTAATCAAAGTTTTGAGAGCATTTACGATACTACTCCGGGAGATTTTGACTCTAGAGCCGGGTACTATGCAAATCGGGAACAAAGTGTTGCTGCATTATTACACCGAATCGACTTAACTCGATACTTTGGTGTAAAGAAAATCACATGTGCCGAAGACACAATAAACGATGATTTATTCGGTTTATGGTAACCTAAAAAGGGTTTTTCCGGCGCGTGCAATAACTACGTTCTACACTGCACCGGGGTGGCTGGGTAATACTATGCCAGCCCCCTCCTAATAGCCCTCGCCGGGCGGGCGTCTGCGACGCTAAGATAGTGCATCATCTTGAAGGCCGGGACACTTCGTCTACCGTCGGCCTTCGCTATATTAAGGGAAATAACATATTGGAACCTACGGCCCCACTACAGATTGCGATAATTATTATAGCAAATCGTGCCAATGTCAGAAGGTTGTTCACCACTTCTTTCTCATTGTCATCCATTCAATCACTTAAAATCCAAGTAATTTATCATATTTGTAAAGTCTTTCTGCCTTTACTCCTTTGTAGTCGCCGGCTTTGCACTCGATAATAACCTCTGGGTTCTCTGAGTTCATATTGCTTAGGGATGTAATGAATATTAATCCAAGCGGTGCTTCAACGTCTATAACTCTAAGGAAATTGGTAGGAACTGAGTCATGAGCCATAACTCCACGTAACATTGCTGTAAATTTCCTATTGATTTGAGTTGCAGTACCTTCTGCGAATTGTTTCCAATCCCATGCGTAAGGTGGTTCGTCACCTTTGTCTGCGAGTTCTTCCAGTTCTGTAAGTACGGCGGACGCATCTTCGTATGCTGCTATTTCCTGAGAGGAATTAGGGTCTGCTCTGTTCAACAAGAAATTCGTGTACTCCGTAAACACATTCCAGTAGTTTGTCGATGTAGCATCTACTAAACTGAACTTCTTTTGTTGACCTGCTGCGTCAGTAATTTCTGATTCTAAATAACTGTCCGATATACCACTTACAGTGTATCCCGGTTTATTGCTCACTGGGTCTACTGACCATTGTGCTAACTTACCTTCGTTAATTAGAGGGTCCCAGAGTGTAATATCTGAGACATCGTTTAATTCAATTTTGAAATCTGTCCAAGGTGTTTTGACACCCGGACGTACCTCTAATTCGTCTTTCATTGCTTGACAATAA